GCCGTTTTTCTCTACTGGAAATGGACACACCTTCAACAACTGGTCAGCATAATAATTGTACTCGGTGCTCATACTGCCTCCAATACTTTAGCGGGATAACGGATCTTGCCCTCATAATCTAATTGGGATTGCTCAAACTCCGTCATATAATCGTCCGCCACAACCTCAACACCAATAATGGTCGAGGTAGCATATTCATTGGCATACTCGATTTTCTCGGCCATAGAATTCACCAAGGCCACGGCCTGCTCTGTACTACCAGTGAAATTGGTAATGAAATAATCAGAACCACCCTTAGGCTTCCAATACGGCTCTTCAACAGAACCATAATTCTCATAATCTTGGGTCATAACGTAAATCTTGCTCATATCAAACTTTCCACTTTAAACAAATAACCGTGTCTTTTGTCCACGTCCACTTTACACACACAGGTTTAGATACTGCGGCAATACAATCAACTGCATAACTCAAAGTCACCAAAACCAAAAAAATTCTCTTACTTAATTTCATATCTTTATCAACTCAACAAAACCTATTGTACAGGTTTCGGCAGAATTGTCAAGCGTAGAAAAAAGTATTACTATTTTTTAGTCAAGTATTATGTTAGTAAGTGGTTACTCACTTCTCAAGATTATCATTAACCTTCTCAAGTTCTAATACCACCAAGATAATACCAGATAATAGTGCGGTTGCATAATCACCAGTATACCAACCAACCACGACCGATAACCATAATACAATGGTAAATATTTGTCGGATTATCTCTATTGCTTTTTCCATTATACTCGTTCCTCTGCTTCATCAATCAACATATAAACCATCCGTTTATAAGCCTCTTGCTCAATGACTGATAAACCAGTATCGGCATCCATTTTCTCAATACAATCCCGAAAATCAACGGCATTAACTCTCATGCCATATTGTGATACTATAAAATTAACTTCACTCCGTGTCATATTATTCTCCATAGATATTAGACCAGCATTTTAACTTGGCGATTTTACGCTCTTTAGCATTATCCACTGATTCTTTCTGGATAATACCATTCTCAATCATTAATTCAAACATACACATTAAATCACCAATTTCTTCTTCTAAATGGTCACGGTTACTCTTACCATTGTGAATACCATCAATACCAAATCGATTAACTTTTGATATTGCTTGAATAACCTCGGCACACTCTTCCTGTGCGATTAATATAATCTCGGTTTCTTTAATATTCATTGAATTGTATCGGAGGCAGATAATCCAACATCATTAATGGCATTACTCATTAACTGGTTAAATGTATCGGCTTCGCCTAATTCCATATTCATTCGCATAATCCGTGCCAATATAACGGCAGAGATTTGTAATGGTTCTAATTCATATTGGTTCATTAACTGACCAATAATCATATCAATATCAGCGGCTAATGCTTGAACATTAGTATTATTCACAGTATTCATATTATCCTTCAATTAAACTCAATTGGACTTGGTGATTGCGAAAATTATCACATAATCCAGTGGGAATCTCTTGCTTATTCAAATGAGCCACTACTCGCATACCAGATAATCGGAGTAAAGCATCAAATACTGCGGCACGGTGGGATAATGTAGCAAATAGATTATTTGAATCTTTAATTTGCATATAAAGACCAACACCATCAATAATAACCCGCATTTTCTGCGTATTCTTCAAACCCCAAATAATCTGTCTTGTTCGCATAATAAACTCTTTATTTCTTAACTTACCTACAGTATAACAGAACCAGTGTGGTTGGCAAGCTGTATACTTAAGTTCTCACAATCTCCGGTGGAGTATTATCACCATTTACTGCCTCGGGACCAGCTATCATCATAGTCGTCCAGATAGTCTTTCACATCCGGTATTTCAATGTAAAAGTCTTCAGAGGTCAATGGGTTAAAATCTACACCTTGCTGGCGTAGTCTGGACTCACGTGCAATCCGTGCGTTACGGGCGGCTGCCTCTGGTGTAACATTATATTGATTCAGTTTATTGGCGAGGTGTTTCTTATGTTCTTCGGAATGCACACGGACATTACCACAGGACGCTGAACAAAACTGTCCACGTTTGGTGTGTTTCTTAGAGCAACGTGGACAAATCTTTTCAGCGGGCATGTTCTTCACACGATGTATAGAACCAAGATTTACCACGAAACTTACCTGGTGAACCACAGACCTCACATGTAACCACACTCATGCTTTCGGCCAATCGTACCATGCCAGCGATAATATCATCACCACCACTATAATAGAATCGTAGAGCACCAAACTTTTCTTTAACTTGGTCTAGTGTCACTTGCGGCACTATTTCAAAATCTCGGTTCTTCCAATCAATGTGTCCTTGTATATTGTGCATGAGCTGGTCAATGATATTAAACCAACCATCACCACACTCAAAGCCCCAACACATACAGGTGCCCATCATAAACTTGTCACGGTTAACCATCATCTTGGGATATTTCTCACACAGCAAGGCGTCTAGTTCATCTCTCATTTTGTCTCATCATGTAATTTCCGTTGGTCAAATTTCTTCTCCTGTATTGTTTTCTCACCCATTGATTTGCGTGGGTTCATACAGAGGAGACATTGTGGGTTGCCGCAATTTAATGCCGAATGCTTGGCAAGGTAATGTTCTTCGCCTTGCTTGATCGGTATACCATATGCCTTGGCAATCTTTACCTGCTTTTTAACGTGATTCTCTTTTTGTTGAATACGTTTAGAATGTTTAACTTTTGATAACTCGTCCATATGCACTCCTTTGTCTAACAATTATACATCGGACAATCAATGAATGCAATGGCTCCACAACATGATTGCCGCAAACGAAAAACCCACCTCAATGGGTGGGTTAGTCTAGGTTTACTACAAAATTAATGAATTGTACCGCTTCATCTTCTACACTAAAAAATCTAATGTATGACCTAAGGGTCAGTGTACAATATATGGACACCATAATTGTATCATCATCATGTATGGAGAATTTTATTCTCCAGTTGTTTCTTGTTACAGAATGCCACGATTTGGTTTTTAATGCCGCATCACGGAACAGACTAGTAAACTCGCTTTTGGATGTTTTTTTATGCATAGTACCTCAACTATTATGGTATATGTATAACCACAAATAATTGAGGTTTGCGTTACATCAAGATCCTATGTGTCTATTCAAATGACGGCGAGCAATTGCTTTTTTAATTTCAACAATTGTCTCTACTATTTTCCATAAGAATTTCATATTAGTCCTCTACGCATCAGGTTGTCCATTCTGGCCTGTAAATCTTTGTGGTCTACAGATTCTCCAAGATATGATTCAACTTCATCTTGGTATGATGGTTTGAATGCCTTATGTACCCAACTCCAAAAATCACTCATCTTCGGCACATCAACACCAGCAAAGGCGTCAAGTGGTCTATTCATTTTGTTAGACCTTTTTTGTATAGGTTAGTGGCTTCTTCGCTAACGTATGCGGTAACTTCTTCGTTAGACTTTACGATTTGTTTTGTGAATGTTGTTTGTGCATCAACGAATGCCAACAATGGTTTACGAACCTTCTCATCGGTAATAAAACTATTAACGAAAAACTTTTTAGAATTTTGAACTGCATCAATGAATGTGTTATATGCAAACATGGGTATCTCCTTAGACGATTAAATTAATGAGGCCTATTTCAAGCACCTCATTAATATATATGTGCGGTCGCAACAAAAACTAGTGTTTCTACTAGGTTTTATTAGTGTGCCGTGTCTAAGTGTGTAAAGACTTTCTTTTTTTTGATTCTTTACTATTTGTATTCACATACTCCCAATCACTAGTTGATAAACCAGATTCTTTTTGAGCATTATATACGGCAGATTGAATTTGAACTGATTGACCAAGTTTATTGATACAAGTAATTTTTCCCGGAGAACCTTTATAGTTTTCCTTATTATTTTTAGGTTTTCTCAATTTTTTTAGAGATTCTTCTGTCCAAGCTTTACCACCATAATTTGGATTTTTCTCACCCAAACGCATTTCACTCCAAGCTTTTATTTGTTTTTTTGTGTGTTTTTTACCATAAAAACCATTATCTCTACCAAAAAGAATTGGTGTATGTACAGGTTTTATGCCTTCACCTTTAACTTTATCTTCTTTGGTTAGTGGATTATTTTTGATATATTGTCTCAATTCAATGATAAATTCATCATCGAGACGGTTATAAATATTCATGCTGACATTCCTTTACAATGTTAGAGTAGGTGCGGAGTGCAATCCGGCGACCTACATCTATTTATAGTTAATCTTCTTGCAAATCCTCATATTTCATAGTAGCGACAATCCAATCTTTGACTAGACTACTTCTGACTATATCATTCACTGTGAATTCTATGCGTGTGTGTGAACTCATCAAAGAAGCAATTTCTAAAAATCTACTCAATCCGGACATATCATTTTTTTTCTTATTCAGGTCGGTCTGTCTATAGTCACCACAGAAAATAATTTTAGAACGGTAACCGACACGGGTCATACAGGTGTGTATTTCTTCCCATGTCAAATTTTGACATTCATCAACTATGATAATTCCATCGTCCCAAGTCATACCCCTAATAAAACTCGTACTGATGAATTCTATGTGGCCTTGTTCTTCCAATCTATCCCATGCGTCTTTGCGACCAAATAAGGTTTCACAAATCTGCCTGTATGGTTGTTGGTAAATCTCCATCTTTTCATTTACATCACCTGGTAAATGACCAATCTCACGTGATTGTACGGCAGAGCGCACCACGATTATCTTATTGAATGGGTTACTCTTATCGAGCACCTCTTCTATTGCCTTGTACAAAGCACAAAAGGTTTTACCTGTACCTGCTACACCATGTAGTGCAACAAAATAATCTCCTCTTTTATATGCATCAAAGAATAGTCTTTGATTCTCCGTTAGTGGATCGAATGTTTGCAAGTCATCGATTTTCACTCTTAAAGAATTACTGCGTGGTTTGGTATCCGCTGAATCAGACACCATGATTTTGGTATTTGCTTTTCTAGCCATTCTTGGTTTTCTCTCTTTACGGTAATTATTAGGCAATGATGTGTGAAAGTTGATGTTTGGCCTCTCCTTCTTTATAAGTATTGGTGTTGCTTTTCAGATGAGCTTTACGAATCTTACATGTGACCCAATCATTATAGTATTCAGGCGTAAGCAAACACCCTCGTACAAATATTTCATAAGTCTCATAGTAACTGCACTCTGTACGATTCTTACAGAAATACAAAATCTCACGATGGAAACTGTCTGCTCCCATAGTGGCCACATCCTCAATGATTGTTTTGTTTGAACCAAAATAGTTTTGCCAACCTGAATTGACACGGGTTTTCTTTTTCTTCCCGTTAACTTGCTTTGTTGCGGCTTTGGTGAAATACTTCCGGCCAATGTACTTGCGACCGGTTACTTTGTTTGTGATACAATAGACGTAACCATATTGACCTTCAATCATTTGGTCGGTCACCTCTACTCCATTATAAAACCATGACATTTATTCTTCTTCAGCATCAGGGTCGATAAAATCATCTTCCTCTAAAGCTATATATTCGCCACAGAAGGGACAGTGCATTGGATCACTCTCACACTCTGTCTCATCATATTGAATTGCAAAATCTGAACCACACGATTCACATTCGTGATTTACTATTAACATAAGTTACCTCCATATACTATTACTTGAGTATATAGACAACAAAGGATGTTAATGTTATTCGTTCATTCTCCATTTGTTTTCTGGCAGGCCATAGTCCCACTTTGGATCCATCTCAACATTCCATCTAGTGGTAGCGACATTGAAATCTGGTATCTTCATCTTTTTAGGATTGGATGCTGGTTCTAATATCACCACACGATTGTTTGGCTGTGCAGCGAACTGACCATTGTCGCATTTGATAAAGTTGAAAGATTTGTGATCTTCAACGTCTTCACTATGACCACAATCTATAATGTTAAAATCTGGATGTGCAGAATCAACAGTGAAAAGGTATTCACCTTCCAACCAAGACCCATCTTTCATCTTAATCTTACATCTCATATTTGATATCATTGCTTTTCTTATTACAGTAATATCATAAGACATGCTGTTCCATAATTGTAGAAAATCTAAAGGGTATGGTTCACCTTCTATAGGTTTCCAACAAAATGCATGTAATGGCAGTTTGTCATACAATGCACCATATTCATTTAAGTATGCTTCAATACGAAACGCTTGACTACGCTGAGACTTCAATGATATCCACCAACATGGTTCAAGTTCTCCGTGACCCTTTTCAAAGTCATAGAGAAACTCTCTGCGAACAAAACATTTTACTGGTGGTAGATTTGCCACTAAAAAACTCATTTAATCTTTTCCATCCTTATTGTTGCACCCATCCCATGCTATTAAACCAACAGTAATAGCTATTACTGAGATAAAAATAATGAGGTCGAGGTTCATGTTGTGGCCTTACTCCACACCTCATCCCATGAACCAGATAAGGCACCTTTGGCATAGTCTGTGGCACGATTCTCAAAGAAATTGGTGTGTGTTGGTGCATTAATCATTTCTTCAACCCATGGTAGTGGATTGCGTTTAACTTTGAATATGCCTTTCATACCAAGACCAATCAATCTGCGGTCAGCAATGTAACGAATGTATTTCTTCAATTCATCCGATGTTAGACCTTCCATAGCATTGAAACCAAACGCTAGGTCAATGAATTTATCTTCCAATTCAACCATGCGTTCAGCAATGGTGTAAATGGATGATTTCAACTCATCATTCCAAATCTCTTGGTTCTCTGAAATGTATGTCTTAAACAATCTCATCATGTTCTCAGCGTGCATTGTTTCATCAACAATAGACCAAGTAACAATCTGTCCCATGCCTTTCATCTTACCAGTGCGTGGGAAGTTTAACAACATAACAAAAGATGAGAACAACTGCATACCTTCAGTGAAGGCACTGAACACGGCGATATGGCGAGCAGTGTTCTCTTTTGTACCATTCTTACCAGAAATGTCCATCACATAGTCGTGCTTGTCTTTCATTTCTTGATAAGCCATGAATTCATTGTACATTGTTTCAGGCAGGCCTAGTGTTTCAATCAGGTGTGAGTATGCGGCAATGTGTAATGCTTCACGTGCTGCAAAACCCAACAACATCATGCGTACTTCTGGTTGAGGGAAATATGGTAGATAGTTGTTTACATAACCACCTGCAACGTCAATGTCACCTTGTGTAAAGAAACGAAAAATGTTTGTGAGAAAATGTTTTTCTTCAGCTGATAACTTATTCTTCCAATCTTTCACATCTTCATGCATTGGCACCTCTGTATGCAACCAATGTGATTGTTCGTGTTTTAACCATGCATCATATGCCCATGGGTAATTAAAGGGTTTAAATGAACTGCGTTCGTCCGTCAGTCGGCTGGGATTTTTCTTAACCATTGATCCATTCTTTCACAAGTTCTTCTGATTTTACACCAATCATCTTCTTAAGTACAGTACCATCCTCAATCATTACCAGTGTTGGTACTGAACGAATGCCAAATTCAATTGCAACATCTGATTGTGCATCAATATCAACAACCTCAATTGGGTATGGTGAATCTACATTGTTTAGAATCATTGCCATTGCTTTACATGGTTGGCACCATGAAGCGGTAAATCTAATAATCTTTTTCATTTGTTGCACCAGCTTTGTTTTGCTTCACCGTAATATTCACGTGCGAAACCATTTTGAATTAACATCGCTCTGAGACTCTTACCATCTAACAGAACATCACCAAGAACACGACCACCATACTTGTCCCAATCCATCAATGCAACTTGTCTTTTTTGTGCGGCATTGATTTGTGCTTTGGTGAATGCTGTTGCCGCCTGACCACGTTGGTCTTCTTGTGGACACATTGCTCTATGACCTTTTTCAGGTGTATCAACACCAAACACACGAATGCTCAATTCTTGTTTCAATGGTGGTGGCAAGAATGTTGCTTGAAATGCAACCGTGTCACCATCAATAACCCTAGTGAGTGGGAAATCATAGATGACCATTGGTTTTTCTTTTTGTGCAAAACTTGCAACTGATGTTAATGCCAAAATGGCAACGATTAGTAATTTTTTCATTTTTATTCCTTTTTAAAATATTAACCTTCGCAAGCCAGACACTCATTGCCTTGAGCAATCGCACTCATGTCCAACTCTTTAATAACTTCTCTCTCAATACGTTTAGATACCTTATCAGCCTTGGCCAATTTTTCAGAACGGCAGTAATACAATGTCTTCAATCCTTTTTTCCATGCCAAGAAATGGCAGGCGTGTAGGTATTTAACATTTACATCAGGCCTAAAGAACAGGTTTAAACTTTGTGCTTGGTCTATGTATTGCTGACGATCAGCCGCATGTTCAACAACCCATCGTTGGTCAATTTCCATACCAGTTTTGAACACCTCTTTATCGTTCTCGTCCATCCAATCAAGGTGTTGTACTGAACCATCATTGGCAATAATAGAAGACCAAATATCTTGGTACTCACCATCACCTTTTGGTGTCAATGGTGCACCAGTTGGTGATAGATGTTTCATAATTACTCTATCTAACCATTTATTCTTGGTTAAATGTGAACCACTCAACGTGTCTTGTCTGTAAGCATTAGCACGATAAGGTTCAATAGAAGGGCTGGTATTACCCATAATAATAGAAGAACTAGCATTGGGAGCAATAGCCATAACGTGAGCAAACCTGCGGCCAGTGCCAGCACAATCTGCCGGAGATCCCCTAAGAGTCCCAAGGTCGGTGTTAGCTTCATCTAATTTACCTCTGATATGTTTGAACATTTGGTTGTTAAGGACTTTGGCCATAACACCCTCGAAAGCAACGCCATTCCGTTGTAGGTAAGCATGAAAGCCGAGAGCACCAACCCCAATGCTACGCTCACGGCCTGCAGAGTACTTTGCACGTGAAATGGCATCAGGAGCATTAACGATAAAATATTCAAGCACATTATCGAGCATCTCAGCCATATCTCTAAGGAATAACGGGTCATCTTTCCACTCATCATAATACTCCAAGTTAACTGAAGACAGACAACATACAGCGGTACGGTCTTTATCAGTTGGTAAAATAATCTCACTGCATAAATTTGATTGATTGATTTTCAAACCTAGTTTCTTTTGAAACTCAGGCATCGCACGATTACTCGTATCAATGTAATGTATATATGGCTCACCCGTTAACATACGCATTTCAAGTATGTTCTGCCATAATAGTTTAGCAGAAATTGTTTCACGCACTTCACCATTGTGTGGGTCTTTTAGTTCCCATGTATCATCCACATTAGGGTCTAACATGGCCTTCTCAACCAATTCCATAAAATCATCGGTGATATTGATACCATGATGTAGGTTCAACGTTCGCATATTGGGATCACCAGTAGGTTTACGCATCTCTAAGAAAATGAGGATGTCAGGATGGGATATGTTGAGATAAGCAGCATAAGAACCACGGCGAGTACGACCTTGCCTATAAGCCAAAGAAGAAGCATCATAAGTCCTAAGGTGAGGCATAATTCCAGTAGATTTATCATCTGCTGAACGAATACCAAGCCCAATGCCAATACCACCTCCCAACATTGAGAGCCAGTTAACTTCTGATAAACAATTGACAAGGCCTTCAGAGGAATCGTGTAGATAAGGTAAAAAGCATGATATAGGAAGGCCACGCTTACTACGCCCAAAGCTGAGAATAGGAGTAGAATATGACAACCAATGTCTACTACTATATTCGTACAACCTTTGCGAATGTTCTGCATTAGACCCAAACGCTTTCGATACATACGCAAACCTTTCTTGTGGAGACGTTTCATCGTCCTTCATGTAACTTTCTTTTAATCTTTTTTTACCTAACTCATCGAACAAATTGTCCCGAGAATAGTCAACCTTTATACCGTGAACGATATCCATATTTACTCCAATTAATTATTTTTGTTCTTTAAACTCATTTGCCATCGGAAATACTTTGGCAATTACTTTAGCGCATTCAATCGCAATGTCTCTGTGTTCTTTTTGTGTACCGTTTGCTGAACGGAGTTGTATGTAGTGAATCCACGAACGCAATGTGCCGTTCATGTAGAGGCGACTTACAGTAAGGCCTTCTGGCAATACCGCACGTGCCTGTTCTTTGGCAATACCATTCTTAATAGCCCAAGAGTATTCTTGTTTGACTGAAAACAATACTCGTTTCTGAGCACGTTCCCATTCAAATGCCAATAACTTCTGTGCCTCATCATTCATATCTAATTCTACACTGTTCTGTCGATTCTTTGTGTCTTGCAATCTTGCCTCACGCAACACAAATGCCTCATCAAGTTCAGCTGTAGGATCAGCATAACGTTGACTAAACTCCTGAAAACTAAAACTACGATGACGCAAGATTTGTCTTGCAATGTCACGTGTCGTTGTAAGTTCTAAACACATACTCACCATCTCAAGTGGTGACCAATGTTGGTGTTTAACCAAATAACGAATCAACTTCTCACTTGTTTCTTTATTGTCTTGGTTTGCAGGGTTTGATACCCTCGCACAAAACGCAACCAATTCAGTCATATTCTCTGCGAAATGTGACTCAGGCTGCGAATAACTAATCAACTCAACTTTCATACTCATACTTTCTTCCAAAAAATAAATTCAGTTTGTGCCTTTATGCCTTTGAATGTGTTATTACTTATAATATCTTCAATTTCATCAGGTGATAAACCATTCAGCACCATCTCATTAATGTCTTTGCCTTCAACAGTATCAGGCCAAATGACGACATTATGACCTAACGCTATCGCTTCTTGCATCAACTTTGTAATTTCTTTATTACGTGGTTCATTGTCATATATCAAGGTAATATTATTTGCCTTAATATTTTTTACCGATTGATGCAATGACGAATCACCTGATGCCAGACAGTTACTTAGGAACATTGAATCAAGAGGTCCCTCAACCATTCTAACAGGTTTACTCAAATCAACTCTATCGAGGCCAAATACCATCTTATCTGTGTCTTCTTTAATCTTCAATGTCACATAACGTAATTTGTTATCTGAAGTCTCCAATGCACGTCCAGACACACCAATGAGGTCATTATACTCGTCATAGAATGGAATTACAAGCCGTGCATCATCGACCACTTTTTTGCCGTGATCTGGAATCAAGGCATCTAAAAATCTTTTGTAGTGTTGTGTGAAAAATAATCTATTGTATGATTCTTTTGGTACCATACGGTTCTGTAGATAGGTCAAACAAAAATGACCTTCAGGTAGTTTACTGCAAACTTCTGCCTCAGTAAATGAGGTTTCTTTTTGTAGTTTACCAAATCGTGGAGGTGGTATATCAATGAATGAAACTGGTCTGTTTTGCACACCAGTCTCACCACTTTTATAATTCTCCATCACATACTCTTTATACAAAGAGTCATCTAGGTTCTTGATAAGATTGCCTAGATTTGTACCCACACTGCAATTGTGGCAACGATAGAACAAACCATTGCCTTTTTGGTACACGTACCCTCGAGCTTTGCTTTTGTTCTTTTGACTATCACCACAAATTGGGCAAGAGAAATTCCATAGGTAAGAATCTTTCTGTTTGAAATTACGCAAACGTGAAGATACTAATTTGATATATTTTGAGTCGGTCGATATTGTCATAGACCATAATATAACACAACCTCAAGTGTTTGTCAAGACTAACCAATGATTTTCATTATTGTTTCCGTATGACCAGACACCCAACCCATAACGGCAATTGCGCCAGCGGCAGTCCACAACCATTTGTCTCTTTGAGTTTTCAATGCATTAATTTCATCAGCTAAAGATTTATGTTGATTGCAAGAAGCACCATACATCTCATCCAGCTTGTTTGTCAAGCTTTCCCTTGTTTTATCAAGGCAATCATGCATTTCTTTAACGTCTTCTTTTAACCCATCTAATTTTTCATTTAGATTCTCAACTTTGGTTTCAACAATACCAAGCCGTTCTGTCGTAGTTGCCATTTATTTTTTCACAGGAACTTCTGTGCCTTCTAGTTTTTTGTGTACTTTGATTTTTTTACATTCTTGTACAACTTTGCCATCTTTACCAGTTATTGGTTTGCCGTCTTTACCTGTTTTATCTCGACACACTTCTTTTATTTGTGCCTCAGCATAAGCTGTCGATAAACCAACAGTAAAACAAACAACTAACGGTAAGAGCAATTTCCATGCAAGGTTTTTCATATCATTCCTTTAAATTAATGGTTGTGGTGCGGCAGGTGGCGCAGCTTTACCACCGAAACCTACTGTCACCGAAATTGGTTGTTGACTGTAATCTGTTGATGCACCTGGATTGTACCCTCCACCAAATGATGGTGTTGGTTGGGAGAATGATGTTGGTGTTGGTGAACCAAAACCACCGCCGTTGAACGTTGGTGTTGTTGAAGATAACGTAGGTGTTGTAACTCCGCCTGATGGTAGACCGGTTGAGACATTTGATGCACCTGCTACTTTCTCTTGTGTACGACCATATGCTGACACACCTAATACGGCACCCATGGCAACGTGAAACAAACCACCGCCTTGTAGTGTGATTGGAACCCATTGACGGAATGCGTCATTGGCTGCCTGTACTTCCCAAAACTGTACAATCGTAAACATAATTGGGAACAAAGCAAAGTCAAATAAACAACATGTCATATACATCATTGCCATCATTGGACGCCACTTCTTGGTCATCCAGTCTTCGTCTTTTTTCTTTTCTACTTTAGTTTCTTTTGCCATATTAAACTCCTAATACGTGTAAGGCGTGTTCATAATGTTTAATACGGTCCTCAAGTCCAATGGTACCACCGTTAATTCGTTTTGTCAATGTGAGAATGTCACCTTTATCTGCCCATTGGTTAAGATTGTTTGATTCCCAAAACCAACATGCAGATTGTGCGGCACCTTCAAATGTGGCCAAATACTCAGATACTTCTTCTGGTGTAATCTCTAATGAATCTGCAAATGCTCTGTAGTTGTTTTTGCCTGTCAATTGAATCAGACCACGACCACAATATCTGTACCCATCACCAGAGGCCTCATCGCCATTGCCCATACGATTGGCATAGACACGATTGGCAATGGCTTCTTGTTTGTTTGGTAGTGAACAGTAATGGTTTGCAATGGCATCATCAGTGAAATACTTTGGAAATATTTTACGTAATGTAACAGGACGATAGTTTAAATTTTCTTTGAGTACCATAAAACCACCAGACTCATGGGCACACTGAGCGACAAATGCTGCAATTCTCTGTGGTGTATCAATCTCATACTCTGGTAGCAATTGTTCTAATGCATTATACCAATAATCAAGATGCGGATTCTTCGGTAAAAGTTGTTTTAGTTGTTCTTTAGTTAGTTCCATTTTTTACCTCAAATTAATAATGCTGCGTTGCACACTTGTACAACATATCTAAATGCCTGTTCGTTGTCTGCACATTCTTGAGCAGCACGCACATCACGTATCTCATTAATGAGATAATTTCTTTCTTCTGCGCTAATATTACCTAATTGGCATTGTTCAACAATGGCCTGTATTTCTTGTTCTAGTGGATGCATTATCTTCCTCCCCATGCGGATTTTGCGGCTTCAATTCTTTGTTCTGCTGTTTTCTTACCTATCTCACAAAACACTTTACTGCCACCATTACTCATTTTAATCACATGATTGTGTAGACCAACAATATTATCTTGTTGTGGGTCTTTACGCCAATTGACATACATTGTCAACAATTCAGTTTGAGCAATAACTTTAGACCAATTTGCTGATGTACAATCAACCTTACGCAATTCATTATCTGTTGTTACCAAATAATTGAACATAACTGGATCATGTGGTCTTGGCCAATACTTTTGAACTGTACTGCAACCACTCAATAATACCATACTTAAAACGATTAATAATTTATTCATTGACATATTTATAACCTCTTTTTTCTTTTATCCAGGTAAAAATCTACCTATTAATCCGTTGACAATTCTGTCTGATAGGTCATCAGGTAGAAATTTAAGAAATCCTAAAAAGTATAAAGCCACACACCCATACACAAATATCTTTAAACACACATCAAATGTTTTTTGGTATTCGTTCATCTTCCGCACCTAGCACTTGTTTGACACCATTGTATCAGTTCATAACTACCGATGGCAAATATGAATACGACAAATGCAACTGCGCCTATAATCATTGCCCATTCATTTAACTCTTCTTCTCTTTCTTTACGCTTACGTTCTTGAGCATTGTGGAGTCTTATTTCTTGAGCATCGTCTGCATCCATTTCTGCTTGACGAGCCTTAATTTTGTTCCAAACGTCAATCTTGCCTGTCTGCATGAACAACATTTTAAGTTCCTCTTCAAAGGCTCTAGCTTGTTCTAATGCCATTTCAATCTGAAGTGCGGTTCCCATATTGGAACCCTTCTTAGAATTTTTAGCCTCTATCAATGCTTTAGTTGCCGTACTCTTAGCATCAAACATTTTCCCAATCATTGGTGCCAAAGAGCCTAGGTCATTAGCTACTTTACTAGCTTTTTTAACCATGCTTATTGCAGATTGTATACCTGCAAGGGCTGTTAATGGATCAATCATTTTTTTTTGTTCCTTATTCTTGTTTACAAATTTCTTTGTGAAGTCGATGTGAGCAATCTTTTTTAGCCCACTCTATACAGTATACTTTTCTTTCGAAAACATCACCAGTCCATCCCCAACGGACACACTTTAACGTTTCGTCTTTTTTAGTCTTTTCTGCACCTGCACTTAAAATTATTAAACATAGTATAAAGACTATTGGTTTTACAAAACTATTGGTAACCAAAGCCAAAGACCTTGACTCATCAATAATGCTGCAAAAGCACCAACTACAATACTACCCCAATATAATGACATACTAACCGCTAGAATACTTGCAGATAACAATACGATACTGATCTGAAATGCAGAACCAGCGAATGTCATCCAAGGACCAGACTTACGAATCTCATCACGTTCTGTTTCTAGAGCACGTGCCTTAGCCATAAGTTCTTTTTTACCTTCACCTGTTGCAGGTTCAGATTCATATCTATTTATTTTTGCAGTTAACTTATCTGCCTTCTCAAATTGTTTTCTCTCAATGGCATCATCTCTAGCCATTTCAGCAAGTGTTTGCTTGATAGATTTTGCTTGAAAGAATGCCCATGTATCATTGGCCTTGATGGTATTGTTCAATACTTTAGAACTATTACCAGAAGAAATGTATGTGTTAATGGCCAATAATGCAGCAAGTACAGTGATTAACCAACCTGCTTTGTCTTTAATCTGTGCTTCTCGTTCTGAACGTGATAATGGTTTCTTTTCTTCCGCCATTTTAATTCCTTTATTTTACTGATTCGAAAATAATTTTCTGTACACCATACCATTCAATCCAAGCATCATTTTTTACGGCACACTCATAGTATGTAGTATAGTTTACCGTAATTGTCTTGGACACATCACTCAATTTAGCATCATCTTTTAACATCTCCAAACGTGGACATGCTTCTCTAACAAACTTTGGTGGTTCTGGAAACTTCATCACCACAGGCACTGCAGTAGAACAACCAGTCAACAATACAACCAATAATAAAGCAAATTTCATTTTAATTTCTCCGCAGCCTTGTTGTGTGCTTCAATAAATTCTTTTGGTATAACACAAGTACTATCATACTTCACAACTTCACGGTCAATATATTTCAACACATCTTCACCACGCTCACGAATCACTTGTGTTTTGTTGACATACTTGGTTTCAATCTTAACTGTTTCTTGCACAGATTGTTCTTCTGCAACTGTTACTTTTTCTCGTAAATCTTTCATCTCAGCCAATAGAGATTCACTGCCTTTAACTGCACCAGTCATAAACAAACCAAATGCAAAGGCAAGATAAGAAACTGCCTGAGCGGCAGTTTTATAATAAAAAGGTACGAATCTACTGAATATTATTCCGAATATACCTATTCCAAGTATACCATAAAATATCCAATGAGGAACAAACTGCAAGTACCACATTACTGCGGAGTCCTACGTGGTACATATGAAATGAATGAAGGCACTTTCTTCTTCTTAACACCAGGTTCTACTGATGGTGGTAGAGAAGTTTCTGCACCAGTACCAACAGAATTGGTTGGCACATCTTCTTTCATGTGACCATACTTCTTTTTATACCAGTCTTTCATACCATGTGTCTTACGATAATGTCTGACTGTTGCTGAATCATTTGCTTGGTCACGATACTTGTTCTCTGCCGTAGTATTGTGTGACTTCATTGCTTCTGCAGCTGCATGTGCATCTTTGGCAATGTGTATCAATGCCTCATCAGACTTCTTATGATATTCGTGGCCTTCCAGTGGATGGCGTTGAGAAGGACGACCTTCTTCTAAAACTGTATACTGATTAAACTTTATCATTTTATGTTCCTTAATACTTCTGCGATTCTCATATCAACCGCAATATCA